TAAGTTCGCCTATGTCTATTTCTGTGTCCACTCCCTGTGGAATGCTTCTAGTTGAAAAATTAACACTGGATAATTCAATTAAACTTAAACTGGTCCAGTCAATGTAGTTGGCTGTGCTTTGTATTTCCAAACTTGGATTGAACAATACCAACATCTGTTCCATGATTTGTAATTTTTGATCTGTGTTTGTTGACCATACATCGCACTTCATTTGTAGATTAAATGGAACCGGCATTAATCTTTCCACTGTGTAACCTGGTCCCTGTGATTGTAGATATTCGCCTGTTGCTTCGTTGTAATCTCTTTCACGCAGTTGAACCTTGCTAACATGGGTAGGATTTTGTACCCTATCTCTTGCATAATCCAAGCCTGTGATATAACAACTAATGCGTGGTGCACTAATCACTTTGTTTTCTGAATTATCACGTATGATGTGTGCTACCTGACGTGTTAGGTTACCATATGTCGCTGGTACTTTACGCAGTGTACCTGCTGAATCCTTGTAGGAAAAATTACTCATAACACGAACGAACTGTGTTACAAATCTACGTATCTGTCCATCATAAAAATGTTGCATTATTTTTCCTTAGAATTCCTGTCATTGTATTTTCTTGGATTGTTATGAGCCTGTACATAATAGACTTTACCGTTGCGTTTAACTTTTTTAAGTCCAACTGCTTTTTCCGTTCCGTCTATTGGTATTCCCCAAAACTCTTTCAATCTCATTGTTAATTATCCGCTTTAGGTTTAAGAACCTGCGATAGTGCCTGACGCTCTTGAACTTCTTTGCCATTAATGACATTTTTGTTTGTGTTGTTAACAAATGTACCAAGTTGTGTTTTAGCGTTATCGCTGGTCATTGTTTCAACCCTTACACCATCTTCAATTTTCACCCATCTACCGCCATTATATCTAAACAATCTGTTTGGTAAGTAGTCAGTGCGTAAAAAATATTCGCCTTCGCTAGCCGCTTGTGGGAACTGCAATCCAAAATTATAAGGTGCTCCGTTGGTTGGTACACCATCTCCTGTTAGATATCCCACATAGAAATTAGCATTGGGTGTTTTAATTACCGCACTTGCATTTATGTTAGAACTGCTTACATTAACATTAGAACTAGAACCATCCTGCGTTAGCACATTACCATCCGCATCTGTAGGAACAACAAAATATTGTTTTGTGTCATAACCACTAATGACAGGTGAATTAGGATCTCCTGTGATATCTTCATTTGCTTGGGCAAGCACCGCTTCATTGATTTGCATTTCTTTTTCATATGTTGAAAGCACATCACGCAGTGTAGATCCTGTTCCTTCACCGCTGTCTTTATCAAAAATTTCTTTGAATTCTTGGCTATCTAGTATTGGTTTTGCTTTTACCCTTAGCAAGTGTGGATACCAAGTTTGTGAAAAACCTTCTGCACTTCTGTTTACATCTTCAATTACATAAAAACGTTTTAGTGCAACACTGTAATTGTTCAAAGCATAATCATCTTTAAGGTGTGGTAGTTCTATAACATCACCACTCATTAATTTTCTACCCAGTGCTTCCACGGAACTGTTCAAATGAAATGTCACAAATATTGTATCATTCTGCAAAAACATTCCAAATTGACTGAGATCAAAGTCTAAATCCTGTACGTTGTAAATTCCACGTATTACATACACATCATCCGAATATCTTCTGTCTCTGTTTTCTAAAAACAGCAAATCCTGAATTTTAGTTTCAGGTATATCATTGGTACCGCGAGGTTGTGAAGCGGTAGCATTATCACCAGGATCAACTGGTCCTTCATATTTGTGTATGAATATGTCAGTACCGCCAACCTGAAACGCTTCATTAACGTTCCTATCAATAAAGCGATAATCTGCTGATTTCTCCGGTTTGTATAAACTTAATCTGGGCATAGTAATTGTATTTATTGAATAAATATGAGTAACGGAGAAACTGAATACAATGGCGCAACTTACAATAAACACAGGATCAGGTGCGGGAGCAGGGGATGGAGATAGTCTCTTTACCGCTTTCAATAAGGTTAACACCAATTTTACGGAAGTATATACTAGAATTATAGCACTTGAAGATGGTAGCATTACCACAAATGTTATAGGCGATCTAAAAGGCAGTTTATATGCTGATGATAGCACAATACTAGTTGACGCTATAAGTAGCACACACTACGGTAATTTTGTTGGTAATTTAACAGGCAGTGTAGTAGGTGATGACAGCACACCTATCATAGATGGTGTAAGCAGTTCAATAAATTTAAATGGAACTGTAAAAGGAAATATTGTACCAGATACTAATATTGCCTATGACATAGGTAGTTCAACAAAAAGATTTAGAACTTTATATCTTTCAGGAAACACAATTAATCTAGGCACCCAGGTACTGTCAGCAACACCAACAGGAATCACAAGTTCAGGAACACTTACCGCAAATACTATTCAATTAGGTACAGCAACAATTACATCAAGTGGTAACGGAATTCAAATCAGCGGTAATCTTTCAACAGGAACCGGTATAACCAAAACAGGTGGTATGCTTGGTTTTTATTATGACTTCCCCCTTTACAAACTGGATAAAGTTCTGTTTTCAGACTTAATATACAGAGATTTAAACGGTAATGTTGATGCTCAGTTAACCGCGGAAGCACAGGCAACAACATATAATTTTGCTTCGGGTTATTACGTTACTGACACAAGCGGTGTTGCAAAATACAGTCGCGAAGAATATGCAAAGTATAAAAATGGTGATCCTGCCATACCACAAAATCCATTTGGTGCAGTAATGGATCCTGTAATAGACGGTAGTGGCAACATTATTGGTGTTCAAATTGCTGAAAGAGGAGAAAATGCAGGTGCAGGCGATAATCTTGCTGTGCAATGTATAAATCCAGAACAAGAAGATTTAACAATTGATACACAAAATGTTTTTGTATCCTATAACACACCTAGTGGATACAATACTTGGTACACAGTTTTTTCTGACAATGTTGATAGATCAGGACCTGTACTTGATGGATATCTAATAGATAGCACAGGTCAAGTTCAAGGTTGGACGGGTTACGAAAACGCCAATTGGAATGCGAGTGTTACTAATTTAGCAAATGCATATGAATGGCTAAGGTACGAAAGAAGAGTTATATTAGAATGGACCGGAGGTTCAGAAGTTATAAGTCAAGATAGATTGCTAAACGACGGAACAGTTAATCTTCCTGTAGATATCAGTGGAAGATTTGCTGGTAATGCTGTAGATGTTTCTGGTTCTTTAGTGCTAAAGGTACAAGAAAGAGCAGGTATTAAACAGTTTAGCAAAACGTATACTGCAAACATTCCGGTTGGTAACAGCACAATAAATGCAACTGTATCATTTGAACCTATACAAAATAATTTTGGTACATTAACTTCTATTTCAATTGCTGACAGTTCATCTATACCTGCTTCAGAATTTGGTGCAGATCTTTCAGCGGTAGCGTCATATGGTGGCATACAGCGAAATGTTGATGATAACAATGTTGTCACAGAAGGTCTGGGTGCTGTGGGTACCATGTATCTAAGCATACCATTTAATGAACTAGGTTTAAAAGTTTTACCAGTGACTGGTTACTTTGACGATTATCAAGTAGCAACACAGATTGCGGGTGCTAATAATGCAAGCACGGTGTTAACACCAGGTCCAGAACCTGTAGCAGATCCATTTGCACTACCTCCTGTGTTAATAGCAGATGGTACACTTGCGGTTGCTGATGGTACCAATTGGGATCCAAACGGAGATGGCACACAGGCATTGATGATTTATCTAAACGGACAATGGTACAAAGTAAATCTTACACCGGTTCCATAAGGGGTTAAATAGAATATATGAGCAATGATTTAGAAAACAAAAAACAACAGGTTTTTAATTACTGTCGCACACTACTCGGCGACGGAATGATTGATGTAGAACTTGATCCTAATCACTATGAAGTGGCACTGGAAAAGGCATTGGGGAAATATCGTCAACGTGCAGAAAATGCAGTTGAAGAATCTTATGCAATACTAGAACTTCAAGAAGATACCAATGACTACATTCTTCCAAATGAAGTAATTGAAGTTAGAGAACTATTTAGACGTTCAATTGGTTCTAGAACGGGTGGTGGAGATGGTGGTACACTGTTTGAACCATTTAACCTTGCATACACAAATACCTATCTGCTAAGTTCAACACAGATGGGCGGACTTTCAACATACTATGCTTTTGCTGGTTATCAAGAACTTGTGGGTAGAATGTTTGGTAGTTTCATTGCTTTTAAATTTGAACCTGTTAGCAAAAAACTTACAATTATGCAACGTCCCAGAGGCGATGAACAGATTCTGATGCAGATTTACAACCAACGTCCTGATTTTTCACTGTTAAGCGATCCATACGCTGGACAGTGGTTAAAGGATTATACACTTGCGGTAAGCAAATATATGCTAGGCGAAGCGAGAAGCAAATTTGCTACTATTTCAACACCGCAGGGTGGTACATCACTTAACGGCGATGCACTAAAAGCAGACGCCACTGCCGAAATGGAGAAATTGGAAATGGATTTGGCAAATTACGTGGATGGCAGTAAGCCATTATCATTCGTAATTGGCTAATTCTCGCTTGACTTTCCACATACATGACTATACAATTAGAAGATGCTTTCAAGAAAGGATCTTTTATGATAATTGGTATTTGTGGGTTGATTGGTTCAGGCAAAGGAAC